GGGAAGGAAATTCGTCCACCACTGGGGATAACAAGTGGTTTTGTTTTGGAGGCTCGGTTGTTATTAAAATCTTTTCAAGAATCTTTAATCCTTCTGGGATTTCGTTTCTTGTCTTAACAATGCCTAGCCTTGCCATGTAATGTTCTTTTTCATCATCTTGATAACCAAATATGTGACGAGCAGCGGCTTCAGATACTTCAACAGTTACACCGACTGGAAATTTGATGAGATTAAACTCAAACTCAGATTCCAACGGTCTACTCCATTGGTTCGTCACATAAACAGTTGTCATAATGTTACAACGTCACCAAAAACAGTAATGTCACAAGTTTCGCTTGAAACAGCCGTAATAACTTTCAAATACAGCGCACCAGCTGAATAAACAGCGGTGGCTGTACCTGAAGCAAGAGTTAAATCTTGATACGTTGTTGTGCTAGATACATTAGCTAGTAAAGTTGCAGAAGCAACAGCATTTGAGGCATTGCCATCATCTGTTGTTAATACTGAAACGTTTGCTGCACTAATGTCTCCACTTGCGTTAGCTACGGTAATTTGGCGAACAATATAAGATGAACCTTGTGTAATCGGAATCGTGACTACAGCATTACCAGTAGAGCCAATATCTGCTGCTTGGACTTTACCTAAAGCAATGCTATTAAAACGATCCGGGTATAAGGCACCAACATGATTCGCTATCATACCGTATCTCCTTAAGTGTTATAAGTGCCGCTTACTGCTAAACCACCGTTAGTAGCTAACAATGTTACAGAAATTGTGCCAGATGCTGCGGTCGCAAACACGTTTTGACCGTCAGAAATCACAACACCACCTGTATTGTTTGCCATAACTGTAGCCACAGCAGTACCGTTATTTGCAGTCACTGTTACGTTCGCTGTTGGGAACATAACATATACGCCTGCAGGGATAACTGTACCGCCTGTAGAAGCAGAAACAGTTGTTGTTTGAAAATAGGCTGCTGCCGTATTGGTAGCGGTACCTGTGACTAAAATTTTATTGGTTGCTAATGACATAACTTATTCTCCTTAAATTGTTAATGAGTTATATCCAGTAACCTTAGTCATGGATTTAGGTTTCGTATTCACCAATTCCGCAATAGTTAATACTGCGCCCACGTAGCCAATTTGCCAGTTCGGTAATGTAGATTCAAAACCTGTAAATACAAATGAACCTTGTTCATGGATATACATCGATAAATAATTTGTATTTAAGAAATACACTGTACCTTCTGGGCAGTATGGGTCTGGATAGATTGGCACACCAGCGACCATTAAAGCTCTAAATGCAGCTTGCGGTCCGTCAGCTGAATCACTGAATCCAGAACCTGGAGTGATTACATACTGTTCTTGACCAACATAGTCTTGAGCTAATAATGTCCAAGTACCGAAACCACACACACCAAAGCTAGGTACTTCAGCACTGTTTTTAACAGTTCCTGAAATGTACTGTAAAATGTTTTGACGTGTAGGATTTACAGAACCTGCAGCATACGCTTTAGATTTCCACCAAGTATATGATGAACGATCAATGTTACCGTAGGTACCAGAATCGCTCACAGCTGCTGGCAAGCCAGTAAACTGCTGTGTATTACTTGTGTTATTGTACAATGCAGTTGCCATCGCATCCATCATCACGTTGGTTGCATCATTCATCCTAGCTTCAATCAATGGAATCACTGCTGCGTCTTGCTGTACTGCGCCTTCCATACCGAGGAAAGGAACAGGAGCAATCATCAATTTCAAGTTGAACTCAGCATTGTATGCACCTTGTTGTACAGATGGTTGATTAAAAGAACCACTGTAATCAGACCATTGTGCATTTACAAATTGAGAACCTTGAACAGGAACCGTTACTGAAGAAACACCACCAGAGGCTTGTTGACTGTTAGCAATCAACGCTGCCATTAATGGGGTGCTGTTATAAAGTTGTACGACCAGCTTTGGAATAAACGCTCTACGAGTGACGTATGTCAACTCCGTTAATTGTGTTGAACCTGAAGCCGGAAGAATACCACCACCTATAGCCATAGTTTATCTCCGTTTATAATTATATCCCCTTTACTCAATTTAAAGTCCAATGGGCTTAGGATTTTTTCTAAGCTCGTTTAGTGCTTTAAATGCTTCATCCCTAGCACCTGCAGTAGGATTTTTCCAATATTTAGAAAGATCAAACTTGCTAATTGCTGAAGGATTATAACTCGTATTAGGAGTAGGCGCATCAGATTGACGCATCCACTTCCAGTATTCCGCTGCTGTTTCGTGATTAGGAATATTTTTTTCCAACATCACTTTTTCGATTGCTTCAATATCTTTGTCGTCAGATGCCAAACCTTTTTTGAATAAGTCTTGACGTCTGTCTTTTAATTTATCAATTGCATCGCGTTCGCGTAATTTTTGTTCTAATTGTTCTACTCGATCATAAGCCTTAGAGACTGCAGTTGTTGTCGCATCCTCAATCTCTAATTCAGGAATCGGTAGATCTGGCTTAGCTTTTTTAGTTAAACGTAGAAAATCTTTACGAGTTTCTGGATTTTCTGCTAATTGTTTAGCTAAAGCTGCTAGTTCGTTTCTTTGCTCAACAGGTAAGTCTTCTAAGCTCATCATCATCCCCTATAAAATTAAATTACTTTTTTACCATCACCTGGTTTTTGCACAGTCATTTTATTTTTTGGACCAGCTTTTGCTGCACCGTCTAATCCGCCAAACTCTGCATAACGAGGTGTGTTTACGATTTGACCATTTTGCTGATTGTTATCAGTTGGTCTTCTTGGAGCGCCTGCCGCTCTCGGTTTAAATAAATCCATGGTTTTACTCCTTTAAAAGTTAAATAGCTCCTGGTGCTGCGGGTAAGCCTGCAGGACCTCCCATTCCAGGAATTTGTGGCGCGGCTGCTAATGCTTTACTCTCAGGTGTTGCGCCACCAGCCTGTGGTAAAGATTGTAACATCTGAGCAATTTCAGATTGCTGCAATTCGTTTATGCTTGATTTTCTTTGACCCACTACATTGGTGAGTGAATTTAAGGCTTTCAATACTTTTGTGCCTTCATCTGTATCCACACCTAATGCAGCTAGAGATTGTTCGAGTAAATCCATTGCCATACCAACATTGATTAATGCGCCTTCGCGTGATCCCATTTTTGGTTCTGGAGTTGACATTGGAGATGCCATAGGAGCGGTTTCGTCTCCTGACATAATAGTTTCAGTTTCGGTAACGGATACATCTTCCGTTGGTTCTGGAGTTGCCTTTTCAGGGCTTTCCATCATTCTTAACAATTCTTGTGAAGGTTGTTCCATAACTTAATCCTCATGTTTGATAAGCATATCTTATCATAATACAAAAAATGATAAACAAATTAAATAATACTTGTCAACATTTATTTTCTGCACTTACGACCTTTTCGCATTTTATTCTCCTAAAAACCACGTTTATTTGAACGATAAGAACGATCGCCTACACGTCCGCCATAGTTTCTCATCCCTTGGACACGATACTCTAAATTGGCTGGTGCATCTAGTCGAGTTAACTGGCTAGATTCCATTCTAGGTTGATCGGCTTTGGGTGTAACCATACTTGATTTATCTTCCATACTATTCTCCCATGTCAGGTTCTGGTGCCGTAGCAGCAGGAGGTGGTTCTTTACTTCCACCTTGTTGTTCTGGTGGCATCATTGCCATCATTGCAGCCTGCTGTTCTTCATTTGCTCGTAACTTCTCTTTGAGTAATTGTTTCATTGGAGGTTCAAGCAAATCAATGAGACCTTCACGATCAATCGCTTGTGCTTTAAAGAGATTGAAAGCAAGTTGTCGTAAATCTTCAGTAAAGATTGGGCTGTTAGAATGTGCGTCTACTTTGACCACAAAATCTTCGGTAAATTGTTCAGGGATAAATGGCATATTATCCACGTCTTTGTAGTGAGTGCCATCATACACACGCATGAGTTTCAGATAGAGTGTGGCTATTTTTTCAAGCGCATCTTCAACAATAATGGCACGTTTCTTCGCACGTGAAGAACCTAGTCGTGCAAGTTGTGAAGCGTGTCCGGCAGATCGCACACCTTGCTCACCTCGTCCAGAGAGTACCGATGAAATTCCAGACGCTTCTGCAAACATGGCGTCCACTTCATGGATCACTTCAAAAAGTTGTTGTGGCATTTGTGGTGCCACACGCTCCACTTTGGTATTCGGTAAATCACTGGCTAATAGACCACCTGCACGATTTAGTGCAAAGTTCTTCTCGTCTAAAATACCGGTAAAACCGATTAAAGCTGTTGGTGGATTCACCTGTTTAGATAATAAATCTAAAATTTCAGTCATGCGTTTATTACGTAATTGTTGTAAAAACACTAAGCGTTGGACTTCCGATTGTCCCCAATAATAATCGTATTGTGGATTTGGACACACCTGAATGAATGGACATTCACCTTTGAGGAATACGGATTCACCTGGGCGATCATAAATGACCACATCAGGATCAGCAATGGTCACCACCTGATAATCTTTGGTTTCATCATTCCATACCCATAACTCATTCATTTC